GATAGAGATAGTAGAGGAGCAGATTTAAATTTGCCTTCGTTACATATGATAGAAAAAATGATGAAAGACGATATAATAATTAAAGATTGCTTTATTGTACGTCAGTATTGTATTGATAAATATGTGTATTCTTTCTATATAGAAGTAAGAGAGGAATTGCTTGATCTTCATAAAATTTCATATGAAGAAGTAATAAAAAGTGTTAAGAAAGTATTACAAGAAATAATCAAATCATTAAATGTATCAATGCAAGGATATGGTATTATTAATCTTGCTAATGCTAAAACTATTTCAGGATATACAAAAATCTACGTTAAGTAATTAACGTATAAAGGGTTACGTTGCCCTAACACAAGAACACGGCGTAATGTATATTGATGTCAATGATTTATTTATTTACGAACTTTCTAGAAGTAATGACTAAATAAATAAATAATACATGCTCGTAGTTATAATTACTTTTCGTTGTCGGAATGTCGACAGTTGATAAGAATAATCCTAAACCTAAGCTTGCTACATATCTGCAACAGTTGGCAACTGTGAGCCGTATGGGAGTTGTCTATGGTAATGCAACTAGAAATACTAATTATAACATATACCTTTATACATTCCGAAGACAGCGCTGGAGGTGAGATTCCTCGGACAATTCGCTAAGGCTGTTATTATTACTAAAGATAGGAATCGTTTTAATCTTTACTGAAACTGTAAAGTATTATATACACTACTGGGAGTCGTAGTTAAGTCCATTGGGCTAAGTCTTTTTTATACGAAATCGGAGCACCCGATATTAGGAACTGACTGATATAATTAAACGAATGAAAACTATACGCAATAAAATCTAGCACCCTGAGATTAATAATGGGAGTCAGCTACTTGGTAATACTCCAAGGTTGAGAGAATAGGCAAACGAGAATGCCGAAACTAGTTACAGGCAATAAAGGTTATATATCGCAAATATTTCCCTAAGTGAGTACTAGGTGTTGTTATATGTCAAGACTAAGATTTATTGAAATGTATGAGGCTTCGTGATGAGAATCCACCATAGTTTGCAAGAACTATCGTATCCAAGATAAACGGGATTGTGCTAGCCCCCGAAGAACAAAAGGAGACTAATATTCTTTACTAATTACATATATTATAGTGTTTGCTTCTTTTAACAAGCAATTGTTAACTTTATAACCGTAAGGTGCGAGATAAAGAAGTTATAAAGGTAATATATGAATGCATTAATTACTATAGAATCTTCAATGTTTTAACTTTGTCTTTATCGCCAAATAAAGAGTCATTAAAATATTGCTGGTAAATTAGTTGCCATTAAAAAACAGGACAATAAAGGACCAAATTTTAGTCAATCATCATTACATTTGAGATTTATGAGAATGCTTAAATTCCATATGTTATCAGATATATCGAAAAAGATGCATTTTGTGTAAGTCACCTGACTGTAGCAGTTTCTACAGTATGGCGTCCAAAACCATAGAACAAATACTGATTGAGGTCAGCAATTAAAATATTTAAACAAAATTTACGAGTTGATATTGTTAACTTATACTTGAATGATATGCAATGACAAGTAACTGTGTGAATTATCATTACTTTGATATTAATTGCCTATATTATTAATATTATAAATAGTATAAAGGTTTGAAAGTATACTGTGAGAGCGAAGTAACAAGGTAAGGTCATTTCCAAACATTTGTTAATATATAAAGATAGGTTATATATAATAGCGCATAGAGTGAAATCTATGATGTAGCAGTATATTGAGTATATAATAATATTGCGGTAAAAAATAAAATTAGGAATTCATACCCAACAGAACATAAACATGGGTATTGGTGTGGAAGAAAGTCCACATGTAGCGTTGGGTTAGGATGTAACCCTTCTGTCAATCATACCAGATTTATCAGAGCTAAAACATTCAGAGTCAAGTATACCTATAGGTGAGCGGTTTACGGTTGTAGCAAACAATTATGTTCTCTTCTCTCCTAATCTATGCTACATTTTTTAATAACTTTTTAAACAGTTAAATCATGGTAAAATATACATTTAAATTATCAGACAGTTACATACCTGATTTAACACAAAAAAAAGACGATCTATATGGTGGTGTTAAGTTGGTATATAAAATATACAAATCATTTTATATATCAATATTTAAAAAAGAATTAAATGTTTTCAATCTATATATAGGTAAAGAAACATTTCTCAGACCTTTTAAACATAACTGGGATAAAAAACGATATTGGTTACCCAAACCTTATTGGGGCAAAATACGCCACCCGTTAATAAGACTATGGGTTGTTATAGATACTCATCTTTCTGATAAAAAGAAAGTGATACCTAAAACAGACCTTTCTCATCAGGATATTAAACTGTTTAATAAAAAATTTCGCAGTCATCAATTAGCTAAATATTTATTTAGCAAATCAAATAAATTTCAATTATTACCAATCAATTAAATTGTACAAAATGAAAAAAAATGATGCATCTGTTCATGTTGAGGTAAGTATAAACCTCACAGAAGAAGAAAAACTCCTCATTCCAAGACCAGGAGAAATAGTCTATGTTATACAGCCTTATTGTGTAGACGATAGTGAAGAAGAAAATGAAACTAAAGAAAGAAATCCCAAACTTGTACCAATTCTTGGCTATAGTTACACAAAAGTTCCTGTAAAATCATCAGTTCTTACCGATGAACTTGATGAAGTACGTGTAAATGGTGATTTCAGAATTCCTCTCAAAAGGAAATTTTCTCCAAGTGACAGAATGAGAACTAGGGTATTTGTTTCTGAATCAGAAGCTAAGGAAGAATACAAAACTCTCATGGAAGCTCAGATAAGAGTTGCCAAAGAACGTTTTGATAAGGCTCGCAACGATTATGAATATCTTGTCGAAGCTCTTGAAGAAGGAAACCATTAAAAAAAATTAAGCTTTGAAATTACTAGATTGATAGTATCCGGTAGTCGTACCAAAAATTTAGTATATAGGAGTAAAAATTCGGCTACTGATTTTACTCCTTCAAAGCTTAAACACATTAAATTGTGATAAACTATTAAATAAAAATGAGAATGAAAAAGTTAATAGCATTGTTATTAATGTCTGTTTTTACTACTATTATGTCATTTGGACAACAAAGTAAGCAGAACTATGCTGGTTCAGCAAAAAATGATACATTGACTATTAGCATGATACTGATGGATAAAGTACAAACACCTGTTCTTAAAAATCTTCAAACAGATTTAGCTAAATTGATGGAAAATCAAAATAATACTACAGGTGATATAGCAAATATTTTATCTCCATTAAAAAACAGTATCATTGCTTATACTAAGGAAATTGAAAATAGAAATAAGAATGACAGTTTATTTGTTACATCTTATTTTGGTTATTATAATAAAGAAGTGAAAACTGTAATTCAACGACAGTATATTTTAAATATAATTCCACTGCTAGTTGCTTTCACATTTTTTATATTATTTTATATTCGATTACCTAGTCAAAAGCCATTACCGGTTACAGGATGGAGTTTATTAACAGGATTAAAAGTATTACAAATTTTAGTAATATACTATATTCTTAAAGAATTACTAACACTACTATTTAATCCTGATTATAATATAATTCATACTTTAACCAGGTTCTATATGTAATATGCGATCACTAATATTAACAAAACTTCAAAAGAAAAAACTTAAGGAGGTTATTCTTTACTTATTTCCTAAATACAAATATGTAAATATAAATAAGGATGGTATAATCTCCTTAAGAAAATCTTTTTGGTGGTACATATTTAATGTATCTATAAAATATGACATCACAGAAATGTGCCTTGTTCAAATACCAGAAAGATTAGAGAAATTAAAATCTAAATCAGATGAATATGAAAATGTATTTCCTATACATTCGCATATTATCTTAGATTTTTTTCATTTGCGTAAACCAGATTTGGTAATTAATTATATTTATGATGCTTTTATAAAAGCTAAATATGGTATAATAAAAACATACTGTATAACACATAATATATTACCAGAAAAAAGATATACACTATTTTCATCAGAAGCATTAGTGTTATCTCCTTTATCTCCTAGTTATATTAAAAGTCAATTATCAAAATGGAAAAATGTAACTAGTAATCAGTTACCAGCATTGAGAAAAAATTATCTCAATATGTGGTTTAAAAAAGAAATAAAAGAACAACTCAATATGCTATACAATATAAAAATGCGTATAGCACTTTCATTTTAACACTTAAGGGGGTTTATCCCCCTAAATAGTCTAGTAAGTTTTAAATGGTAAAACTCTTATTATGGATATAACTATCAAAGTAAGGTTATAGGTTCGATTCCTATCTAGACTACTAAGGAAATCAAAAAATCATACTCCAAAAGGAAACAATCAAACAAGTATCCTCGTATAAGTTATTACTCGTTTGTGCCTCAAACACAACGTAAACAACGGTAATTAATATAATTACCAAGTATTAATTAATAACAAATATATGAAAAAATTACTACTTGTATTTTTTCTTCTGTCTTTTCATTTTTTATCATATGCTCCAAATATTTCCATAGAAGAAAGAAAACAAAATATATTAAGGTGTAATTTATTCAAGGATATTTCGTACATAGTGTCAAAAGATTTTAATAGGACTAAAGATATAAAACGTATTCCTATATTGTCTCCAATAGACACAACTAATTTACAGAAAATAAATAGTTATTATGGAAATAGAAAACATCCTTTTTTAGGAATAAAAAAATATCACCATGGTATAGATATTGACTCTAAAATAAATAATCCTGTAATGGCTACAGCAACTGGTTATATAGAAGAAGTACAATATAAAAAACATGGTTATGGTAATTACATCATTATAAATCATGGAAATGGTTATAAAACAAGATATGCTCATTTAAATAAAATTATAGTACAAAAGAATGATATTGTAAATCAAGGATCTATAATAGGCTATTCTGGTAAATCAGGCATGGCAACAGGCCCACATTTACACTATGAAATAATTGATGGTGATAATACTATAGATCCAATATCTATAATTACTTCAAATAAAAGTGAGTATATACCAAAGTTAAAAAATATACAGAAATATATAGATCTGTATAACGCTATAGTATAAACTGAGATATAGACGGGTTATCTTTATAAATCAATTTAATATGGCAAACAAAACAAAATCAGTTAAATTAAAATTAGATCAACTACTTCGTATGAAAGAAGATCTTGAAAACAGTATACGTAATGATGAACAATCAATGCGTAAAAACAATTCAAGACCGATAGATGAAGAAGCTCAAATAAACTTTAAAGAAATTAAACAAAAATATGAGCTTAAATTAGAGCAATTGATTATTATCAAAGAAGCAATTCGTGATGGTAACTCTGAACTCAACAAAGAGGATACAACAAATGATACAAATATTTATTTATTATCCAATTTGAATCGTCGGAAGGCATTCCTTAACTCGCTTAACACATTTGAAGGAGAAAGAACTACAATGAAATCTAATGGTAAATTAGTAAAATTTGGAGTTAAATATTCTAACAAGAATGTTGTTGAGGAACTTAAAGAAATCGAAAAACAAATTCGAGACTTAGAGAATAAGTTGTCTTCATTCAATCATAGCACAGAAGTAAAAGTTGACTTATTTGTAGAACTAGAATTAATATAGGTAAGGAAATCTTTTCGTTACCAAATCAGGGCAGGGGCGTTGAACGTCCCTTGCCCTTTATTTATCTATTTATGGAAAGATTTAAGTTAAAAGAAGAATTTATTAATAAGTATAAAAATATACAACCACCATTTGGTTTTAATGGTCTCGGTGAATTGGTTTATTTAAGAACCTACTCCAGACTCAAAAATAATGGTAAAAATGAAGAATGGTACGAAACAATAGAACGTGTAGTTAATGGACTATACAATATACAAAAAGAACATATTCTAAATAATAATTTAGGATGGAGTGAAAGTAAAGCTCATGAAAGTGCGGAAGAAATGTATGATAGAATATTCAATATGAAATTTCTACCAAGTGGCAGATCTTTATGGGCTTTAGGTACATCTCTAATAACAGAAAAAAAGTTATATGCTGCACTAAATGCTTGCTCATTTGTGTCTACTAAAAACATTGATACTGAATTTACCAAACCATTTGAATATATGATGGATATGGAAATGTTAGGTGTAGGTGTAGGTTTTGATACAAAAGGTGCAAGTAAAATAATTATTAAAGAACCTAATTTTAATACTTTTGATTATATTGTACCCGATAGTAGAGAAGGATGGACAGAATCATTAGCATTACTATTAAATGCATACTTTAAAGGAGACCCAATGCCTATATTCAATTATTCAGAAATAAGACCAGAAGGAACTCCAATTAAAACATTTGGTGGTAAATGTCCAGGTTATAAACCATTAGAAGATTTACATAAAGGTATAATGGAAAAATTAGATGCTCAAATAGATAAACCAATTAGTATTACTAATATAGTTGATATAATGAATATGATAGGAGTCTGTGTAGTATCAGGCAATATTCGTAAATCTGCTCAAGTAGTACTTGGTGATACATCTGATGAATATTTAAAATTAAAAGATTATAAATGGGATACTTTAACTGAAACATTTAAAGGTAGTCAAATAAAAAGAGCTAAATTTGGTTGGACGTCTAATAACAGCATTATAGCTGAATTAGGTATGGATTATACAAAAGTAGCTGAACAAACAGCTTTAAATGGTGAACCAGGCTATTATTGGCTAAAAAATGCTCAAGCTTACAGTCGTTTAGGTGAAGTAGATTGGAAAGATCATAGAGCAGTAGGGGCTAATCCTTGTTTGGAACAAACATTGGAATCTTATGAAATGTGTTGTTTAGTAGAAACATTTCCTACAAGACACAAAGACATAGAAGATTTTACTAGAACATTAAAATTTGCTTATTTGTTTGCAAAAACAATAACTTTAGGTCAATGTCATTGGCCTGAAACAAATAGAGTACAATTAAGAAACAGACGTATAGGTACATCAGTTAGTGGTATTGCTCAATTTCTTGAAAATCATTCTATTCATGAATTGAAACAGTGGCTTAATATAGGCTACAATACTATTAAAATGTACGACGATATATACTCTGAGTGGCTTGCGATACCAAAATCTATAAAAGTTACTTCTGTGAAACCTAGTGGCACAGTGTCATTGCTTGCTGGTGTTACTCCAGGTATTCATTTTCCAGAAAGTAACTATTATATTAGGAGAATCAGATTAGCTAAAAATTCAAATTTAATTCCTTTATTAAAAAAAGCTGGATATAAAATTGAAGAAGCTAACGAAGATCCAGAAACAACGCTTGTTGTAGAAATTCCAGTATATGCTGGTAATTGTAAGACAATAAATCAAGTAACTATATGGGAACAGTTACTATTGGCGTCTTTTCTACAAGAGCATTGGGCTGATAATCAGGTATCTTGTACAATAACTTTTAAAGAGTGGGAAAAGAATCAGATTAAACCTGCTCTAGAGTTTTTCCAGTATAAATTGAAAGGTGTAAGTTTTCTACCTAAAGCTAATTCTATTAGTTATCCACAAATGCCATACGAAGAAATCACTAAAGAGAGATATGAAGAACTTGTAAAACAAATTAAGTCCTTTAATAGCAAAGAAATTACAGAGGATAGCAAACCAGAGCTCTTTTGTGATAACGAGTCGTGTATTTATGTTTAACTAATCAAAAAAGTAAAGTACAAATGGAACTTACAAGAAAACAATTCAAAAGTCTGATAGATTTATCAGTCAACACAGGTAAACTAGAAGAACTAAAAAGGTTCGAAGGACAAATTTCTTCTACTGCTTACAGGAGAAGGAAAGAGCAACTCAGAGAAAAAATTGAGGCATCTCTTGACGTTCTTGAAGAAGGTAAGAGAAGTAGCAGACTTGCAGATGAAAATCTGAAGGTCAGAGTTACTGTTAATGGTACCGATGTAAAGACAAGCAACGAAAAGAAATCTTTTTCATCAAAACTTAAAGAAATCTTTGGTCTCAAAGTTGAAGAAGAAGAAGATGATGACAGTTTTAGTATTGTTCGTGGAATTATTTTGGATTCTGGCCTCGAAGAATCTGAAGTAATTGGAAAAATCGTTACTGAACTTTAACACAGTTAACCAAATTAATGATTAAGGGGTTATTAATTTAACCCCTTTTTTATTTTAAAACAAATCATATGACAGATTTTTCATTTCAAAATAAAGCTTATGATTTGTTACTTAATCTAAAAGAGGATAAAAGTCAATTACCTATAATTAAATCAGTAAAAGAATTAAGACTGCTAATAGATATTATTAAAGAACAATATCCTATATATGCTACAGCAGATAATCAAACGTTAATTGATTTTATTAAAGATATTTTTAAGATAAATCCTCTACAAAGATATATGTATATGGCAAATCATACAGAAGATAATCAATATAGACCTATAGAATGCTTTGAAATAAAACCAGGTGTGAGATGTAGAATGGAAGGTTCCTATGTAGACTATAAAGGAAAAAGTTATCCTTTTTATTATTATCATACTTTTCCTATAAAAGAAATGTCTAATAAAGAATATGCACACGAATTTGACAAAATATGGTTTAAAGCTCAAAAAGGCAAAGCATGTATAATTAATACATATAAATTCAAAATAGGTGACAAAGTAAGACATATTATAGATCATGATGCAGTAGGTATAATTAGATCAAGAATACCTGCAGGTAAAAGATCTCCATTAACGAATCCATATGAATTTAGTCCAAATGCTTATATAATTGACTGGTCTAATATTGGTACTAATTCAGAAATATCATTACAATGTTGGTATAATGAAGATTCGTTAATGCTATTACAAACTAATAAGTTGGAGGTAAAACCGATGAAGACATTTAATAGACGATTAATTGAAATCGAATATGAAAAATTCTCTCCAAAAGAATGGCTTAAACAAATAGTTAAAGAAGGATATGACAGAGCAGTATATTTAACTTTATTACAAAAAAATACTGAAAGAAGAGAATTTGGTTGGATAAAACAAACAAAAAAAATTGAGATAGGATATAATACTTTTAATACATTAAATGCAGTAAAAAATAAATTAAGGCATGTATATCATCTCAAAGATAAAAATATTAAAAATATACAAATACTTGATGATATAAATTTCAATAAGAAAAAAGATCATAAAGTAAAAAGACATAAAGTTGATACTATTTCAACTCCAAAACCACAAAAATATCAACGAAAACTTACTGCAGAAGAAAAACAGTTCAGATTGCTTAATACAAAAAATGGTTCTTTACAAACATATACTTCTCCTCATAAATTAGTATGTGTAAAATATATTATTCCTGGAGAAGATGGTTTTCAAACCGTTAGTAGGATTCCAGTAAATGAAGCTAAAAAATTAGTTGGTGTAAAAGATAATTATGAATATGCTTCAAAAACTGAATATCAGACTTATCTTAATCACTTAAAAAAAGTAAAAGATGAGAAAAAACCAGGTTTAACTGTTATGGGAACAGATTTTAAAACTAAATTACAATTACCTAGAAAAACACGTAGATACGATAAGCAAAAATATCGTAAAGGTTCAAGACTTGTTAAAGAACAATTTGTACCAAAAATAATACCAGAAGAAGAAATTGAAATTAATTCAATTAATCCTACTCTTAATACATATGATGAAGAAGGTAATATAATTGGGAAAGAAAGATTTCATATGAAATATATTAAGCCAGCTCATGTAATTATTAAAAGAATACTCACAAGAATAAAAGCATGGATTCCCATAAAGATTACAAAAGAAATAATTAATGAAAGAAAAGCTCAATCTGAAAAAGATAAAGCAAAATATGTTGCTACTAAATTTAAAAAGCCACTATCAGTACTTAAAGAAGAATTTGCTATAAATGAACGTAGAAATGATAAATATTCAGAAAGAGAAAATTGGAGTAAACATTTTCAAAGACTAGTTACTTTGATTACTACTGGTAATAAATATATAGATGAAGATAAATCTATATATATAAATAAAAAAGGTCTCTTTGCTATGGTATCTAATATAATTAATTTAGATGCTAAATTACATTGGGATAATATTAAAATACTTGATTTTATTAGATATATACGTCAAACTACACATGGTGTATTTGATAAAGAATCTAAAGTAAAGAAAATTAGACCATCAAAAGCAAAGAAAGTTAAAAAACAAGTAGAATTTGAACCTATAATGTTTGCAACTAAAATAAATGCAACTAAACTAAAATATAATTTACCTAATGAAGATAAGAAACTTATTGTTATCTTTAAAGATGGTATTAAAGAAACTGAAGGTGAAGGTATTTTCAAAGAAGGAAATATAATTCATGAATCTGGAGATATAATTTGTCCTATAAATTCAGTCATTAAATGGAAATATGAAGATGACAAAGATTTTAGTACAATGCTTATTGATGAAGGAGGTGGTTTCACTGAAATACCAATAAAATTCAAAAGAAAGAAAAATGAAATCAAATTTAAAAGAATTAAAAAAGCAAATAACAATTCTGAAAAATCAGAATAAACAATATGCAGATAGACAAGCTTTTTTGGAAGGTATAAATATTAACAATTTATTTTCATTTGAACAGTTAAGTATTTTACCTTGTGATACTATAAATGAAGAAGCAATTGCTATTTCTACATTAAGCGATGTTCATATTGAAGAACATGTTCCAAAATCAATTGTTAATAACTTAAATGAATATAATATTGATATTGCTTCAGATAGAGTAATAAGATTTTTCAAAAGATTACTATATATGGTTAATCAATCTAGAAAAGCTGGATATACAATAGATCATTTGGTATTAGCTTTATTAGGTGATTTTATAACTGGATATATTCATGAAGAATTAGAAGAAAATAATTTATTAACTCCGGTACAAGCAACATTATTAATTCAAGATTTATTAATTAAAGGTATAAGATATCTTTCAGAAAATGGTAATTTTAAATCTATAAAAATTCCTTGTACTCCAGGTAATCATGGTAGAACTACAAATAAAAAAAGATATATTAGTGGGTATAAGAATTCATATGAATGGTTAATGTATAACAACATTAAAAAATTATTTAATGAAGAAGGAAAATATAATAACGTAGAATTTATTATACCAGAATCTGAATATATATACATGGATTTATTTGGTTATATAAACAAATTTTCTCATGGAGATCATTTTAAATATCAAGGTGGTATCGGTGGTCTTGAAGTTCCATTAAAAAAATGGATTTTACGAGAAAATACTGTTATTAAAACAGATATGTCTTGGATTGCTCATTGGCATCAATATATAATACTTAATAAAGTACGTGTAAATGGTTCATTAATAGGTTATAATGCATATGCTAGAACATTTGGTTTTGAACCTGAACCACCAAAAATGCAATTTCAATTACTTGACAAAAAACGTGGTTATACTTTAAACAATCCAGTCATATTAACAGATTGGTAAAATAAGTAAAAATGGTAAAAAAGATACTGTTTTATATCCGTTGCTATAACCAGTGCATTTTTTAGTATTTAAATATTAATAATTTAAAATACATTAAAATGACAAATGCAAAAAAAGAATTAGAACAATTACTCGATGAAAAAACAAAAGTAAAATGTACTATACCTAAAGTTATAAATCTGGCTTGCAAGCGTGGACAAGAATGTAGTGATTATTGTCCAGATGATATTAATAAATGTCCGTTTTACGAACCTGTATAATGCAAGCTTGTTTATAACTACATATAATGGTAAAAAAGATATCGAATAAATATGTCTTTTTACTGTAACTTCCAAGTAAGATTTTACGTTTAACTATTACATTATCTTACTTATTAAAAGAAACTTTTACGTTGAGGTTTGCATTATGAGAAATAGTGTTAAAACGTAAAATAAGACGATTTACGGGCACTTTCACACTAGATTATAGAAACCTATTACTGGTGATCTGAAAGTGCCTTAAATCGTTTTTAAATGACCTTAAAATGAATTTATATTACTTTAATCCAAATAATTATGACATGACATACACAGTCATGGCTAAGAATATAGAAGAAGCTAAAACTTTACTATTAAAATATTTTTTTGATATAGCCAAAAAAGATCCATTTAATACAAAAAATGATGGAGAAATATATGACTCTTTTGAAATGAAAGAATATCATAAATGGAAAAATGCATTTGATTTAAATATTTTACCAAATAGTTATACAATAGATGAATATAAAGAAGGTGAAGTATTAGTAGGAGAAATTTGTTAATGATTTATATATATGATATAGAATGCTTCCCAAATTATTTTGGGGTAACGTTTAAAGACGTAAAAACAAAATATATACAAAATTTTATACTATATCATAGTTATCAGAATGAACAGAATAATAAAAACGATATTGACAAATTAATTGAGTTTGTCGGTAGAAAGAAAAACAAATGGTTTGTAGGTTATAATAATAAATCATTTGATAATCAATTAATAAATTATATTTATACAAATTATCAAATACAAAGTATATTTTCTATAGAAGAAAGAACAAAAAATATACATGAATTTATGATGTCTATAATTAATGAAAAAGATACTGAATTTAAATATAGACTACCCTTTCAATCTGTAGATTTAATGCGAGTAGGTAATACACAACATAAATCTTTAAAATTAGTAGCAGTAAACATTAACTGGCCATTAATACAAGATAGTCCTATACATGCTGAACAAATAGTAAAAGATGAAGATTTAGAGGAAATATATAAATATAATTTAAACGATGTTGAGATCACTGAAAAGTTATATCATACATTAAAAGATGATATAAACGTAAGATGGGAAGTAGGTCAAAAATATGGTATTGATTTAATGAGTGAACCAGATAGTGGAATGGCTAATCGCCTACTTGAAAAAATGTATAGCGATGCATCTGGTATACCTATTAAAGAATTAAGGGATATGCGTACAGAACGTAAAATAATACATTATGAAAATATCGTATTTCCTGAAATTAAATTTACAACACCAATATTAAATGAACTACTTAAAGAAATTAGATCTCAAAAGTATTATAAAAATCAACCATATTTTAATAAAGTAGTAGTATTTAATGGAGTAAGATACAAATTAGGTATAGGTGGTATACATTCTGACGATTTGCCAGGAATATTTACCAATGAAAATGATATTAAAATAATAGATTGCGACATCGTATCAATGTATCCTAATTTAGTAATAAATAATAATTTATATCCTGCTCATTTAAATAGAACTTTCTTATCTTTATACAAAAAAATAATAGATCAAAGATTACAAGCTAAAAAAGAAGGTAGAAATACAGAAGCTTATGTACTAAAAATATTAGTAAATTCTGTATTTGGTCGATAAATATTTGAATTAATCGAAACTTTTATTTTTTATATGAATATTATAAAGATTATATTTTTAAATATGCATCAGCCCCTTTGAATAGTAATATTCAAAAGGAATCGGATGAATTCGGTGAAGGTCTAAGTCTTAATAAAGATATGATAATACCGAGCCAAGTATTAACTACAGTTAATGAAGGTGTAACGACTACTGGAGAAGTATAGTCTTCTTAATTACCAGCAAGAGCGTCCGACATCCAATAAATTGGATGATGATATAGTCTAGCCTTTATAGAAATATAAAGTATAAGCGAAAACAATGTTTGAACATCATTGGTTATATGATCCTTTAGTAGGATTAAGAGTAACTATAAATGGCCAATTATTCATGTTAATGTTGATAGAACAATTAAGTGAACAAGGTTTCAAAGTTATATCTGCAAATACTGATGGATTGGTAACATTAGTACCAGAAAATAAATACGAAGATTATATAAATATATGTCAAAAATGGATGGATTATACTAAATTTATACTAGAATATACAGAATATAATAAGTATATAAGAAGAGATGTAAATAATTATATTACTATTAAAACTAATGGTACCATAAAAGAAAAAGGTGAATTTTTACAATACGAAAAAATTACTTTAAGACAAGGTATTGATAAACCTATAATATCTAAATCATTATATAATTTCTTTGTTAATAATACACCAATAGAAAGTACTATATATAATGAAAATAATATATATAGTTTTTGTATAGCAAAAAGAGTAGATAACAAATTTATTAATGAATTTCATACTCTTGAAAATAATATACATAAAGTAGATGAATTACAAAGATCTATAAGATTTTATATCTCTACTAATGGTGGTACATTATATAAAGTTGATAGAGAAAATAATAAATATATCAATTATTGTGTTGGACGTAAAGTAACTATATTAAATAATAACAAAGATATTAAGGATATAGCAGACTACAATATAGATTATGGTTACTATATAAAAGAAGCACAAAAAATAATTGATGAAATTATTAATCCACAATTAACATTATTTTAAATGAAAATAAAAGAAATTATAAAAAATATAAAAGGAGTATTTAAATTACCTGTAAAAAAATATTATATAGGTAAACAAATATATGGAACTCCTTATTTTGCTCCAATGAATTTCAGCTCAAATATAATACGAATTAAAAAAGTAACTAAAAAATCAGAAAAAGAAATAAGTAAATTATCTAATTGGGCGAAAACTGTAAAATCTAATATGTATAATTTACCAATGGTTTCAAGATCTAAATTTTGGGTAATAAAATTATTTAATAATTATTATTGGATTGAAATAGGTTGGCCAATAAAATGTATAAATTATGATTTAGGTTGGAAAGATAAATTTGAGACTCCTAGATTTGAATGGTGCCCATCTTTTCAAATATGGTTTTTTAATTGGCAATTTTGTATATATTGGAATGCTCCTAAAATAGAAACAAATAAATGTGATGATACTTATTGGGAAATGGTCTTATGGTATTTAAATTATTCCGATAAAGATATAAGTAAAGCTAAAGATACATGGAAATGGAATGATTATGATACGAAAGAATCTACATGGAATGATAAGTATCTAGACTTATAATATTTAACACAATATTAATTAAAATGATAATAGAATATTCAGTAGCGTTATTAGAAGAATTAAAACTAACGCCTAATGAATACTTCATAATTATCTTAATAAAGCATAAAGAATTTGACCTTGTAAAGAAATTTCTAAAAGAAAATTATACAAAAGAAGATTCTGAAAACTTATTCAAAAAGTTTATCTCACTAAAATATCTAACATCTACAAGTTATCTACAAAACTCTTATGACTATAGTTTATGTAAAATAGGTAATGAGTTGTATTCAAAATTAAAGACTGATAATATATTTGAAGAATTGCTTGAAGAATATCCATCAAGTGTAATGAGAACAGATGGAGTAATAGATTATCTAAGAACAGATCAAAAATCATGCAGAATGGTTTATTTGAAAATAACAGGTAATAATAAAGCAACTCATGCACATATATTAAAATGTCTTAAATTTGAAGTAGAAAAAAGAAATAGAGATGGCTCTATGAAATATATGCCAAGAATGAGTAAATGGTTAGCTCAAGAAGCATGGAAATCTTATGAAGATGAAATAAATAAAACTAGAGTAGAAATAGAAGATAAATATGGAACTAAGTTCGAATAAAAAATTAGAAATAAAACACATTTCTAGTGCAACAAAAGAAATATTAGAGTATATAAATAATAGACGATTTGGTAGAATACGATCATTACGTACAAGATGGTCTAAATTTAATAGACATTGTATGGGTGGAATTGAACCAAATACTATATATAGTATATGCGGAATATCTGGATCTGGTAAATCTTCTTTCGTTAATAGTTTACAGATTGACTTATTCGAACTAAATCCAAATGAAGATTTTGTAGTACTCAATTTTAATTTTGAGATAAAACCAAAATAATTGTTTAATTATGAAACTCTATTTTTTAATATACGTATAATAATTAAAATATTGTATATGTGGAAAAAAGAAAGAGTATATCCAGAAATAACAAGTAAACAAAAAGAATTTTTAATAGGATGTATTATGGGAGATGGTACTTTACAAAAACAACCAACTTCTAGATATCCAGAATTTACTTGTTCACATGGAGAAAAACAATATGAATATGCTAAGTGGAAATCTAAAATTTTAGATTGGCCAAATACATATTTAAAACAATTTAAAAGAAAAACACCGAATAAGAAAACAGGGAAATATTATTCTTATTGTTATTTAAGAACAATAGTAAATAAAAATCTACAAGAATTATATAATGAATTCTATTTGAATAAAACAAAAAGAATAACTGAAAAAATAATGGAAAATTATACTGATTTTTCATTAGCAGTACATTATATGGATGATGGATATATTCAATCAAATTCATATAATTTTGCAACATGTAATTTTGATGATCAAAGTATAAATATATTTAGAAAATATTTATATTTAAATTTTGATATAGAAACTACTAAACAAAAATATAATAGAGTAAGAGTTAGAAGTAATTCTATTGAAAAAATGAATGCTTTAATAGAAAAATATATTCTTGAAATTCCTTGTATGACTTATAAATTAATAAATACGTCTCATAATTCCGTTAATTGTCTGGGAACTCCTGAAGAGGACAATCAGCAGCCAAGCTCTTGTGGTGACACAGAGAAAGGTTCAACGACTAGTAGTGAGTCTCAAGTAGACAATAATTCTACCACGAAAGCGGAACAATCTAAAACAGGAAGGGATTATTATTTAGAAGAGTTAGGATCAGATAAAGTAACAACTTTGATTGTTAATCCCATGTCTAAACGATATCCTCAAATAATATTAGATTGAAGATATAGTCTGAACTGCATATATAACTTAAGGTGTAAAAAATGCAGATGTAGAAAATAAACATTTCTACGATAACATATTGGTTGAGTTCAAAACAAGTAGGACGAGCGTTATCTTATAAATTACGTAAGACAACCTCTGAACTATATAGTGCTTCCAACACAGATGACACCTATAAGGTGACTGATGTAGACTTTGAGGATATCCTCAAACAAGCTGATAAAATTCAACGCTATCCCATCTATTATGTAGATTGCCCTGGTAGTGTTGAAGAAATAAAGAATACAATTATTTCTTTTCAATTCTTAGAACAAATGAAAGGAAAGTGGGTTATAGTAATACTTGATCATACTTTACTTACAAAAGGACAGAGTGGAGAAAGTGAAAGAGAAATTATTTCATCTCTACAAAAAATGTTTATGGAACGAAAGAAGCATGGTAAAATAACCATAATTCAATTGAGCCAATTAAATAGAGAAATTGAAGATAAAGACAGGATTAATAATCCTACTATGCATTATCCTATACGTAGAGATATATTTGGTTCTGATTCTTTATTTCAAACCAGCGATTACGTTATTGTGCTACACCGCCCTGAAATATTAGGTATAGAAAATTATGGGCCTAAAAAACTACCCGTCAAGAATATGATTTATGCTCATATTTTGAAAAATCGAGAGGGCGAACCTACAAATTTAAGTTTTGAAAATAACTTAAAATATAATAGAATAGATGAAGTTGATCCTTACACAATATTAAATTTTTAAATCAATATATATGAAAATAACAAATCTCAAAAATATTATTGAATATCTTGAAGATATTAATAAGCCGAAAGAAACAAATAAAAATATGACAATTGACATTGAAATAAATATTCCGCTGAAGACTAAACCAAAAAGAAAAGTTAGAGTATTTTCTAATTTTGTAAAGGTTGGTTATGATCAGTATAAGATCCGTAAGGATTATTTTACTGGATCTGAATACGCATTGATTGATGGAAAGCGGTATGAAATTGCTCGTGATTTCTGGACAGGTAGAGGATACCTAGTAGAAATCTAATAACAAGTATAGGGAGCTGTACTTTGTTATTACAAAGATTATAGCTCCCTTTTTTATAATTATTAATACACTATTATGGTAAAACAAGTCTATCAAGTTGCTATAGTAGGTATGTCCGGAAAAGGTAAAACAATGTCTTTTCGCAATATGAATCCAGAAACTTGTGGATATATAAATGTGGAAAGTAAACCATTACCTTTTGCAAATAAGTTTAAACATTATTCAACACCAAAAGACTGGATAGACACATATCAGAAATTATTAGAATTCGCAAAAGATCCAACTATTACAGAAGTAGTATTGGATAGTTTTTCAGCTTATGCCGAAAGCCTACTTAAAACCGCAAGAGAAATTAAAAAGAATTTCGATGTTTGGAATATGTACAATGAAGAAATAGGGAAACTTATGTATGTCATTCGTAGATATCCAAAAGACATTTTTGTGACTGCTCACTATGAGTGGGTAGAAACTGAAGAAGGTGCAGTTGAAAAACGCATTGCTGTTAAAGGAAAAGAATGGAAAGGTATGGTAGAAAAGGAATTTACTATTGTACATTTCACAGATATGAGATTAACAACTGATAAAAAAAGAGAATATTTTCTTACACTAAATTCGGATGGCAAGTCATCTGCAAAGACTCCCCCTATGTTTTTGCTGAATGAGAATGAACAAGAGTTACCGAATGATGCTAAAATATTTTTAGACCGTATAAGAAAGAATAACAATTAATAGGGAGTAAACATGTACGATACAACAAAAACAATAGAAACAGAACAGAGTGGACTAACATTTATACAACCAGGTATACACGAAAATGTCCGATTAGCTAAACCAGATGAATCATATCCAATTATTTATGAAAAATCTAAGAATGGAAATGAATTTATCGCATTACATTTTATGAATAATGAAGGGCAAACATTTGTTCATACTGAATGGAAACCTGTATTAGGTACAGGTGAACAAGCAGAAGCTATACTCGAAAAAAAGCAAGCCAATCTAGTTAAACGACTATTACATATTGGCAAAAAAATTGTAAATGAATCTGCACTAAAATTCAAAGTTGATACCTTTGAAGAATTAGCTAAACTATATATTAAGGCTATTGGAGATAACTATAAAGATAAATTATTTAGAGTAAAAATAATATATAATAATAAAAATTATACTACTTTCCCAAATTATGTACCATTTATAGAAAGTATGTCAATAAAAAATACTAATCTCAAAATGAGTCCTGACGATAAAGTAGCTAAGACAAAAGCAGATACAATACCAACTACAAATAATCCTTTCAACGAAGAATCAGAAGCAGAAACGATAAAAGTAGAAACTACTTCACTTAATGATCTTCCTTGGAATTAATATAAAATCATGAGTGATAATTAAACAATCCCATGTTGAATATACGGGCATTATGGATTAATCCGTATAAATTATCACTCATATATATTCAACCTATGTATGATTTAGAAAATACAGTTGAAGTAGACAATCTCAAAGAAATATTGAAATTAACTACTGAATATGATATATACGCATTCTACATAGGCGATCAATTTAAGATCGGTAAAGTTATGCGTTCTCCATTAAGAAATGATATCCATCCATCTTTTGGTATATATAAATCAAGTATTGGAGGTAATCTAATGTGGAAAGACCAAGCTACTGGTAAAAATGGTAATGTTATACAATTTGTTAGTGAAAAGTATATTATATCATATAATGAAGCATTAAAACAAATCTTTACAGATATAGAAAATGGCTCTATTACTACTACTGAAACAGGTAAATCTATACAAGATTCTTATAAAGCAACTAAAACAGTTATATCAGTACAAAAAAAGAATTTAACAGAAGTAGATGATAATTATTGGGGACAATATTATATTACTAGAGACATACTTAAAAAATATAATGTATATCCAATATTAACATTTTGGATAAATGATTTACCATCTACATTATTCTATACTAAAGAAAAACCTTTGTATGCATATCAAGTATTTAATAAGTTTCAAATTTATTGCCCATATGGTGATAAAAAAAATAAATTTAGAACTAATACAAGTATATATGATATGCATGGTTTAGAACAATTACCATCATATGGAAATCTATTAATAATAACTAAAAGTAAAAAAGATTTATTAGTATTAGATAGATTAGGATATATAGCAATTGCACCTTGTGGAGAGAATACACCTATACCAGAGAATGTTATGCAAAATCTTAAAGAACGATTTAATAAAATAATAATTCTTTATGATAATGATAAACCAGGTATAGAAGGAGCTAAAAAATTAGCTAAACGACATTCATTAACATATACATATATTCCTATAGAATATTATAATATGTTTAAAATAAAGGATGTTAGTGATTTTATAAAGAATTATAAGATCACAAAAACAAAAGAAATGTTAAAGAAAATTTTAAGTTGTGAAAAAGGTTAAGCGAAAAAAGCAACCTGTAAACAAAAAAGTCCGTAATGCAGAGAAAATACGGTATAATGGTATACAATTTCAAAGTAAATTAGAAGTATACTGTTATAAAAGATTAAAAGAATATGATTTAGAATTTGAATATGAACCACAAGCATTTGAACTTATGCCTAAATTTGAATATGATACTATTTGTGTAGAATCATATAAGAAAGGAACTAAATGGTTATTTGGTGATAAGTCAAAAGTAGTTCGTGCTATAAAATATAAACCAGATTTTGTTAATCTTAAAGATGGATGGATTATAGAATGTAAAGGTCATCCTAATGAAAGTTTTCCAATTAAATGGAAACTATTCAAATATTATTTAAAAAGAAATAATATGTTAGTACATCTTTATATGCCTAAAAATCAGTCTCATGTAGATGAATGTGTTGCAAATATATTAAAAACGATTTATGGAAAAGCAAAATGGAAGAAGATAAATTAATAGATCCTAGATGGAAAGATCTATATAAAACTCAAAAAAGTATTGCTTGGACTCAACTTCATGAACACTTTTTACATAAAATGAATGAAATTTTAATCGAAAATGATAAGTTAGATCATGACCAAGAAGAAGAACATTACATAGCAGACAGACTTTTATGTGAACTACTTACTATATTAGGATTTGAAGATCTAGTAAAGATATATGATGAAATTGGTAAATGGTATGCATAATGGAAGAGAAACAATATTACAAGGAGAAACGAATAAGTAGTTCTTCTCTAAAATATTTTGAACAATCTCCGTTACTATTTAAGAAATTTCTTGATTCTGAATTAGAACAAGGAGAGAAAAGATATTTAGTAAGAGGTACACAAATACATATGGCTATACTTGAGCCTAAACTATTTAAAAATAATTATACTTACTTAGATTTTGAAACTCCTAAATCAGAACAACAAAAACAATTCTGTGAAGATTATATAAAAAATTATACTCAGAATATAGAAGTTGAATATCCTAAAGGTTCAAATAAAGAAACATTTGAAGGTCCAAAAGTATTAGATGAGGATATTATATTATTAATGAGTTATAAAAATAATTATAAAACTACAAAATCTGATGAAAAAGCTTTAGAAGAAGCTAAAACACTTAAAAATAAATTATCCAAATATATAACATATCTTCAAAATAGAAAGAAATTTAAGGATATATTATCTTACACAGATTGGAATAGAATACAAGAATTAAAAGATAATTGTGCAAAACACAAGAAAGCCAAAGAATTACTATTTATAGATGATCTAGATACTAGAGAAGTTCATAATGAATTTGTAATTTTCTGGGAAGATCCTATTCATAAACTTCCATGTAAATCTATGATAGATAGATTAATCATAGATCATAAAAATAAAAAAATAATATTAGTAGATTTAAAAACAGTTAATTCATTTAATAAATTTAAGGAAAGATGTGATGAATTTTCATACTTTAGACAAATGGCATTTTATTGGTATGCTATAAATTGGTATTTTGTAAATGAACTTAAAAAAGATATAGGTGAATATACAAAAGAAACATATCTTATAGCACTTAAAACAACTGATGATGCTGAAGTTAAAGTATATAAAGTACAAGAACAATTTCTTACAGATGGAATGACAGAATTAACTGAACTATTTAGATTACTACAATGGCATTGGGAAAATAATCAATGGGATTATACAAAAGAATATTATTTAGGAGACGGAGAAGAAAAAATATAATTATGGACATAATAAAGTATAATCATTATACGAATACTACTAAATTTATTATGCCTTTGCTATTTGATAATAATACAAAATATCATGAATTATTTCAGAATTTCTTCATAAACGCATACATTGCGGATATAGCAAATAAGGAAAATGATGATAATATACATTTAGTATTTGCTGATTATCCATCGCTTAAATTACAAAATACATTAACAAAGTCCATATCAGAATATAAATATGGCGAAGGATTTGTATTAGTCTATCCACTTGCTACTAAATGGTTAGACGATTATGAAAAATTAATAAGAGGAGAATATTCTAAAATTAGTAATGAAGCTAAAAAAAGAATATTATTCTTTTGGGATGAAGATAATACATCTGTATTATGGGGTGTACTTCATCAAGAAGGAAATTCAGTACAGAAATTTCTTCAGGATGTACTGGGTTTAAAGCATGTAGAACCATTCACAAAAACACGTGAGTGGTGGACAGATTACAAAATATCTGAAGAAATGTTAGGGTTAGGAAACTAACCCTTTTTTATTAATTTTAAATTATAAAATAATATGACACGATACCAAACTGAAAAAACAGTCGAAGCTATTAAAAATATCATACTTCCTAAGTTTGATAATTACTTAAAAGAGAAAAGAGAATCTACTTCAATTAAGAAAGAAATTGAAAAAGAAATTGAGAAACTTGAAGCAGTAGAAGATGACCTTTCTAATAGTTCATTAAATAAATATTATGATGATAAAATACCTATGACTATTACTATAAATGAAACTGAATTTTATTATGATAAAAAATCTGATATGTTTAGAACAGACGAAGATATAAAACTTATAGCACAAAATATAGTATATAGACGTCATAGTTTAATCAATTATTGGAGATATTCGGAAAATATATCTACTAGAATTACTGCTATTGTAGCATTGCTTGAAGAAACTTCTTTTGAAGATGCTCTTACTCTTGTTGAAAGTCAGATTGATTTTGAAGAATTTATGGAAAACAATTAATAAATAAATATAAATAAAAAATAATTATTAACTTTAATACATATTAAGATGGCAGAAAATACAAAAGATCTCAGAATTACAACTATAAGTCTTGATGAATACGATAGACTTAAATCAGAAATTAGTGTACTAAAAGAAAAGGCTGGTGCGCAAACCCAGACTATTCATCAATTACAAGATGAAATATCTAAATCTGAAAAAGAACAACCTAAAATTAGAGTTACTCATTATACTGAAAGGTATAATGATTGGGATGACAAAGTATATTTTGATGAAAATAAAGTAGAATTCATGAATATGTCAGAAGTAGTTTCTTTAGCAAATAAACAAGCTGAAACTAAAGTTAATAGCAAGTTAAAAAAACTTGAAGAAACAGTTGACTATTATGAAAGAATTGAAAAACTGTTAAAGAAAGAAAATCTTAATTTAGAAGATGAATTAAGAGAACAGAAAAATACTTTTAAAAAAGAAAGAAGTAAAATTACTTCTGAATATGACGAATTACTTAATAGTAACGAAAGTGAATATGAAAAGAACATTAATAAACTTGTAAAAGCATCTAAACAAGATAATGAATCTTACAATGAAACTATAAAAGAACTTAAAGAAGAAATTCAGAAAGTTAAAGATAGTAAAACTGACGAAGAAGTCGAGAAAAAACGTAACGAAGAAATTAAAACTCTTAAGGGGCGTATCGCTGATCTCGAAAAAATACTTAATGATCTTAAGAATACATCATTCTTCAAAAGAATTGGTAAACTTCGTAATATAACACTTGAACAGAACAAAGCTGCACAGGAACTCAAAGAGAGAGAATGGAATGCAGATAAAATAGGCACTACTTGGGTAAAAGAAAATGGTAAAACACGTAAATATAATTATTTTGACGATGTATATACTAATATGAAGAAAATGTATAATGGTGTCTATGATTGGGCCTTTAGTTGGGTACAATTCTAATAATTATTAAAAAATGCCTCTAGAACGCATTTTAAAGCGATCTGAGGCACTTTTACTAAGTCCTTAGTCTATTTATATTACTTGCTTAATAACATTGCTTAAATTGGCTAGAAATAGCCTTAAATGAGGAAAGGGGGCTATATGCCCCCTAACCTTATTTATTAATTTTTTAATTAGTAGTTTCTGTAGGATTATGCCTATCATCAATTGATTTAGGTGTACCTGTAAGTGAAGTTTTATACATCCAAGGAAGTACTTGCTCCATTTCACCTAACCTATAAAATTGACGTTCAACTGGTACCATTTTATTAAGAGTTTTAATTATTGTAAGTCTACCTTTCCACTTACCTCTTTCATCTCTATCCATAGGATGAAATATTTGACCGCTTAAATCAATAATATTTTCTATTACAGACATAGATGCAGCTGGAGATCTAAGAATAGACATAGCACTGTCTAATTTAGGAGAAAAGAATAATAATTCATTTTGTAACCTATATGCTTGATATGCTGTAAATGCCCAGAATCTAGATTCAAATTCATCGTCGTCATCATCACTACCTATTTTAAATTTCATAGCAAGATTAGCCATTATAACAGCTATTATTAAGAAACCTACTTCATATAATGTACGTTGTATATTAGCTTTTTCATGATCAGTAAGAGAAGCCCATTCTTCTTTAAATATAGACATTTTAAATGATTGAAGATTACTCATTAATCGTTGTAAGAATGCATATTCAGGATGTTCTTCGTCTTTACTAAATATAGTACCTATAGTATTACCTATATAGTTACCAGTAGTAATATAATTACCTTCTACAAATTGTTCTAGACGTTCCATATAAGCATCTGCTCTAAGGAATTTTTCTTTACTCTTCTTACCAGTTATTGGATCAATTATAGTTCTAGTTTCCCACATACTATGACCCCATCTACGTCTAAAACCAGGTACAATAAAATGCCTAAATAAATAAGCCATACGGCCCAAAGCCATACGTTGTATAGCAACTCTACCTAAACTAGAATACTCACCATGTAACCTTGAAAGAATACCACGTACTTTAACTTTAAATGCAAGTTGATCTTCTTCTGTCCATTTATTTAAACGTAAAAATCTTTCATAATCACCTGAAGACATAGTAGACTTCTGTTTTAATTGAAGTTTACCATCTTTCATTTCATATTGATCTAATAAACGACCTATAACTTTACCATCAAGATCTTTCATTTCTTTATTAGCTAATAAACCAAATAAAAATCTTGATTGCATATAATGTTCACCAGAATGTAAAGTAAAATATACAGTATTAGATGTAACTAATTGACCAAATTTAGTACGTACATCCATATTAGTATTACCATAGTCATCTAATATACCAAAAAATTCTATTAAATTACTACCTAATGATTTAGGAGCCCTAGAACCTATGTCTCCAGTTATACCACCTAATGTCTTTAAATGAAATTTATCGGCATATAAAAAATCTTTAGGAGTCATATATTCCATAGCAAAACTTTCTATACGTTCCAATGTTTCACCTAATAATACGTTAGCAGTACCAGCAACAAAGTTTACACCAAGTAAGTTTAATGAAGTATAAGAATTAATAAAATCAAAAAGCTTAGTCACATCAATTTTACCAAACAGTAAACCAGCATCTTTTTCCTTTCTGCCATAAACGCATGCTTCAAACCAATCATTAACCTGATCTGCTAAATTTGATGTATTTACAGTTTGTTCACGTATTGCTTTTTCTTCTTCTGATTCGTCACCTGCATTTGTCCTACGATATATTTTACGTAGAACTGCTCTACCCATTGAATCTCTTTTAACAGTAGGACGATTGTTAATAATAAATTTAGCTAATTCCATTTCTGGTAATACTTGAGACTTATGATAATAATCATTAGCCATTGACCAATATTTAAAGTATATACCAGCTAAATCAAATGATTGTTCTTTAGGATCAAATTTCCTATAAACACGTTCTTCACCCTCTTCAGTAATTTCTTTTACTTCTTTAGTAACACGACCAGTAAAATGAGTAGGTAAGAGATATTTAGGATTACCTGCTTCATCTAACAACTCTTCATGCACTCTAGTAGTATCATCAATTTTAAATGTAAATCGTTTAGATAATGCACCACGTATAACTTCACCTATACTTTGACCAGAATCTATACGTTCATGATCTTGTTTAATTACACCTGGAAGTCTATTATTTAACCTATAACCAAATGGTATATAACTATCTGCTTCCATACGCATACGAACAATATAATTATATAAATCACCACGTGGATCGTTTGGATTATCTAATATTTTTTTAAGTGCTTGAAACTGTGGATTAGACCATTTACTACTAGGAGTCCTAAATGCTTGAATATTATTACCTAACCATTTACTTAATAATTCACCTGTTTCAAATCGTAAAGCATTATTCTCTACCATTTGCCAAACAGTAGATTTATTCTTAAACATTTGATTTTGTTTTAAATTATTATATTCTTCATCATTAATATATCCATTATCTTTTTGTTCGTTAATAAACTTCCAATATTCATCTTGAAATGCATCTTTATTTAATACCCAATTACCTGGCATATCCTCATCCCCATCAAGCCAAGCACGTATATAAGCTTTACGATTATCTATATTTTCAATACCTCTTGCTACTTCTATAATATTTTTATATTCTTTCATCATAGAAGAATAGTAAGACATAATATAATAACCACTATATTCTCCATTAATTTTCTCTAACATAAAATCATAGAAAGATTCTATTGATTTAGGTATACCTCCATTTGATCTATACCAATCTTCTACTCTACGAAGTAAACTAACTAATTCAGTACGTTTTTCAAGAGATTCCAATCTAGCTTTTTCATCTTCATAAATAAATCCTTTGATCATTGCAGCAGTTATAGGATCTTTACTATCTAATAAGTTATCTATCCATCTAGCTAATGTACCAATATCTTTACTTGCTTTCTTTATTTCAGCACGTAGTATAGTTCTAGTACGTTCCTGTAATGTTTCTTCGTTTTCATCAATTGATTTTTCTACATAATCTTTTTCAGTTACACCTTTAGGAATTTCACCTTTAATTTTTTTTCTACGATATTCTTTAATTTTAAGGATACGCATTTCTGCATATGCCATATGAAAGAAAGGAGATAAATAATCAACTAATTGTTCAGTGCCTAATCTGCTATATAAACTCTTAATAAGACCACCTAATTTAATAGTTTCATCTAAAGCATTTATATAATCTGGACCACCATTCTTAAGTCCTATCTCTAAAGTAATTACTGATCTTAATCCATCTTCTTCATTAAGTATAGCATCAAAAGCTAATATAGAGTCACGCCATGCACTAAGTATATTTAACGGAATTTTCTCATTCTTTTTTTGATATTTTTCATATTCATTAAATATACGTTTTGCTGTTTTATGAGCAAAGTCTACTATGATTTTAAGTTGTTTTTCAACATCTTTCTCTTTAGTTATATCACTTATAGCTTTATCTATAGATTCTATATCTTGAGCACGTGAACTACGAAAAGCAATTTGTCTTTTAACACTTAAAGCTTCAAGAGATTTAATTACCATTTTTTCTCTTTCACTTAATTGTTTAGATGAATCATATAAACTTTTTAATGAAGCCCTAAATTCAGCATCTTTTTGCTTTTGTTCCTCTACATCTATTTGATCATGTACTGGATCACTTAAATAAGAATTATTTTCTTCATTTGTTTTAGTATTACTTTTTATAAAAGCATAAAGTAATTTAGTATTTTTATTATAAGGTACAGTAATAATGCCATTTTTAGAATGAGTTTTATCTAATTCTACATTAACTATAACATTATCTTCTACTTGAGGTTTAAGTGTGATAATATTTAAAGTATTAACTTTAATACCTGTCATCTTTTCAAGTAGATCTCGATATATACTTATCTGAATAGAATGTCTATCTTTATCAGACATAGTCTGAGCTCCACCATATGATTTCTCTACTAAATAATCTTTAAAACCCTTTTCTTTAGTTTTAAAATCATATATATGAAAATTATTATTAGAATCAATAACCAACAAGTCTATAAAACCTGCAAGTTTAAGATCTAAATCACTTACTAACACTTCAGATAATATAGTAATTCCTTTCTTTTTAAAAGGTTTAAGTATATTTTCTATTTGCGTAACTACATCTGGTATATATTTCATACCATTTGCCATAGAAAGATCTGCTGCTATTTTCTTAATATCTGCTTCACTTAAAGCATGTATAACATGACCTATACCAGTTGCTCTAGCCTTAGATCTGGCTATTATATCTGCTTTATCAGGATCTGGATTGATTCTATCACCAGCATAAAATTTAGTTCTTTTCATCATTTCTGTAACAGATGAAAAGACAACTTTATCTTCATCTTTCAAGTCATTACCTTCAGCATCTTTAATTAATGTATAAGTATGAGTAGTAGGATCAAAATCAAACATCTGAGAAAACTTATCTAACTTAGCCCATATATCTTGATGCGTAACGTTTTCTTTATTTAAATATACATCTTCAGATATATCACGATTTAAAGTCCAATATGATTTACCAGTAGGCTTAAACATTTCTGCTTTACCAAGATAAGTAATAACAGCCTCAAATGTTGCATCATATACAGATGAACCTGTAAAGAATTTATGTAATGCACGTAAGAATCTTTGCCATAAATTTAATTTCATGGTCATAGCTTCTTTCATGATTGTAGAATCAGTAAGCATATATGCTAAGAATTCATCTATATTTTTATATGCTTTCCGATTAGTATATTTAGATTGTTTCTTAGCAATAGCATATAATCTTTCTATAGTAGTCTTGAATTCTTTCTCTTCTTCAGTATAATCATCATGTAGTGCCTTTAATGTAAAAGCATGTAATAATTCATGTACTATAGTAGCTCCTACTTCTTGTAAACTATTACCATTATTATTAACATGAACAAATCTATTTAAATATATAGTATTAGTTTCTGGATCAAAGAAACCATATCTAGTATCTTCATTATCAATTACTACAATTTTTAAAGTAGGATTATAAAATAATTTACTATGTATAATAGATAGTAATTTCTTTTGTTCTTCTGGAAAATCTACACTTTCCAAATAATCAAATATTTCAAGTGTATTTTTATCAGAAATATTTTCGAATACATCTTCTACTTTACGTTCTTCATTATGTACTGCTTCTTGTATATCTTGTTCAGAAAAAGATAACTCATCTTTATTTGATTCTAATGCTTTAGTAACAGTTATTTTCCATATCTTACGATTATTAGGAGCAAAATTACTATTAAGTGATTTTTGAGTTTGACTAACTGGAAATACTACTTGTTCATATCTAAAAGTATAATCTTCTGGACCATACAATTTAACTAAACGTTGTAATTCTTTAATTACTTTATCAAATGTAAATAAAGTTGATTGTCTACCATTTTTAAATGTAACTAATTTTTCTATCTTTTCAACCCACCATGTTTCTGGATTATATGAATCAGTAAGATCAACTAAAGTACCATCTTTTTGCTTGTACTTACCATTCTCTACACGAGAATACATACGTTTAAGAAATTCTGATTTAGTTTCAGGTTCTTTTTTATTGAATACTTCAATATTACGAGATAATTTTTCTATTGTTAAATTATTTTTGATAGGAGCGAAAGTAAAATGCCTTAAGCCAGATTCTTGAGCTACATTTTGCATAATCATATTATAAGGAATATAATTTGCAAAATCTCTAATATCTTTAGCTCTACCCATCATAAGTTTGGCCTTAAAAATAGGTTGCCAATCTTGAAATCCTTTTTCTTGAGAATCTAAATCATTTTTCTGTACAAAAAATAAATCTATTGAATAATTACCTATAGTACCTGAAATAGTAACTTCTCCAGGTTTAATTCCTTTAAAAGAAGTAGTAACTTTAAAAGAAGGATATAACTCCTTTATTTTATTTAATATAGGATGTTTACTGTATACTTCCTTTCTAGATAATATGTTTTTAATTATAAAATCACTACCAGCTTCAGTAGCACTAGGAAATGATTCCAGTTCTTTTTGAATAAGATCATTTATATAAGAACCTTGGCTATCTAAATCCACAGTAAAATCTAAGTCATGCAAATCTTCATCTATAGATCTATATAGAGTACCTTGTCTTCTTAATGATAAAGAGCCAGTTAATAATAATCCTATATTTTGAAAAGACGATATAATGTCATTTGCAGTTTCATTTTTAGATAAAGTATCACTATAATTGGTTAATTGTTGCTCTTCAGATAAATTAGTTCCAAATTTACTAAAATTATTATTAAGTATATCGTTAGCTATATCATCTACTAATAAATTTAATTCCTCTTTAGATAACTTTGTATCTTTAAATAAATTATCTAAAAAAGCTTTTATTTTTAATAAATAGTATTTAATTTGTCTTTCTAATTTAGAATCAGCCTTAATACTCCAATAATCAGCTTTTCTATTTTGATAACTATCTTTAGGTACATTAAAATTATTTTTTATAGCATCTGCTATAAAATCTATAACTATTAATTCTTTTATTTTGCCATCTGATAATTGAGGACTCTTTTTTCTATAATCATTAAATATACTATTATAATTATCAATGTTTTCTATAGAATGTATTAGATCTGTTCTGATTTTATTTTTTTTACCTAAAAAACTATACGCAACATACGCACTTTCTTTTAATAATCCTTCTTCTTTATAATTATTTTTTATTAAAATTGTTTTATAAAGTAAATCAGTTAAAGACTGAGCATCATACCCAGATAATTCTTTTAAATCATCTCTAAAATCTACAGTTACATTAAGTTTATTTAAAAAAGATAATAACTTATTGGATAATTCATTAGAAGATATTTTCTGATTAGTAGATTTCAAATAATTATCTACCTGATCTTTAGTAGGTATTTCTTGACCTAGTAAATCATACAAATAAAGAGCAGAATACTTACCTAATTTTTCTACAGCATATTTGTAATCTTCTTGGTTTATATTTGGACAAGCTATCATATTATAAAATTCCTTTACAATGTTTATATTTATCTTCAAGTTTTTTCTTTTGTTCAGCTGTTAAATTAAGCCCATACAATGTTTATATTTATCTTCAAGTTTTTTCTTTTGTTCAGCTGTTAAATTAAGCCAATCATCACTGCTTTTTATACCAAATTCATCAACTAATTCAGCTACTTCTGTTGGTTCAGTAGAGAATACAGTATGCTCATTGGAAATAAATGGAAATTCGTCGGTTATTTGCTCTTCTTCCTTATTTCCTTCTTCTTCAATCCGCTCTTGCAAGTCATTTTTTTCAGTATTTAATTGTTCAACAAAATTATTTAATTCAGCTAATTTAGATTTCAAATGATTATATAATAATGGAGTGCGGGATTCAGATATATTTGCTATTTTACTATTAAAAAATCCATTCCCTCCAGGTATAATTATTTTTGTATATTTATCACTTTTAATTGCATTTTCTATCTCTAATATTTCATCATTAATAACTGATTTAAATTGATCAATGTCTGCATCCGTCCATCTAGCTTCATCTACTGAAACTCCATGCTTTTTATAAAACCATTTCATAGTAGTTATTGGATATGCATTATCTAATCCACGTATTACAGCTGTAGTAGGATTACTTTTACTACCATATGATAAATCATTACCATATTTATTTGAATACCAACCAGTAACATTTGCTTGTATTCCAGAAGTTCTATCTGTATTATCTGTAAATATATATAATGTTCTATTATCTTTTTCTATAACATCCCTATCGTATAAAACAGAAGCTTTTTCTATAATAATAGGTTCAAAACTTAATTCAAATTGTTTACTTGTTTCTTTTTTAGTAGTATCAATCACTTGTTCCTCCCTAGGTACGTAAGTGTAATCAGCAAATTTTTCTGCCCCAACCATACTATTAAGGAATTCTTCTTCATCAGCTTTAGTAATAACATTAAGCTGATTATATATAGGAATTATACTAC